GTCCTCAAGAGTGACACCTTTCTCGGTAAAGAAGTCAAAATGCTTGTAGAAGCATTGGTTCTCGATGTATTCACTTGAGCTAACACCATGGGTCGAAAGACCGAGCTTGGTGTAAGACTTGCAAACTTCAAAGGCAAGACCAGTATCGCGCATCATCGTCACTACTTCTAGGATACCGGGAACGGTCTCAACATAGTCCTTGAAAGTTATACTATGTAGAGGTGAGAAGTGATTGTAAGCATCAACAAGACCTTGGTCCTTTGCAACATTTGCATACGTTCCAACGAAATTTCCGTCCTCAAACTTGGGAATCTTGAGCATGTAACCATGGGCATCATAGTATAGCTTGTCAATTGAGGAGACAGCATATTCTTCAATTATTCCCTCATCAATACTGTCAGCCTTCTTGTTGTTGCTGTAACGTTTAGAGCTAGTAATACGAGCAGCTTCCATTTCATCCTTTGCACTAGAGAGGGCTGTCTTCGCCTCGTAGTCCAATGCCTTCAAATGTAGTTTGAACAGAGGATAGAAGTTAGCTCTTCGTAAATATCTTTGAAGGTTTACAACTGCAGGAAGAATTTTGCGAGTTCTCTCGGCTTCAAGAAGACGCTGCTTCATTGCCTTATTCCTTGCTTCCTTCAGTTGAACAACAAACTCACTATCTGGTGCTACAGGTTGAGGAGCTGGTAAAGCTGGAGATGGTAGGTCTTTAACTACTTGGCGGATGTCACGCTCTCTTCTCTTCACTTCAGGTGACTTGTAGGGAGATAGTTTAAATGCATCTAGGGTATTAGGAACCCAAGAGTCAGATACCTTTTTCTCCAAATACGCGAGGTTTTTCTTCAACTTGCAAAGAACATGAGATAGCATAGCTTGATTCGTAACACTTAGCTTTTCGCGTGTGTCAACAATCTCTTTCTTAACCACTACGATCCTTGCAACTAGCGCTGTGCGTTCACGTGCTACGTTATCAACAGTACCCCATTTGTAATCGAGACCACTGAGTTTAGTGAAATCAAGCACTGTCTTCTGGAAGACAGCTTCTTTTTCAAGATGATAACCTTGACGACAATTTTGACCCCATGGACATTTATCTTTGTCACATGCATACTGACAACGTTGAAGTTGGAGAACAACTAATTCTCCGAGAGACCCGCACTTTCCAAACAGAGCCATGTCGGGCATCGTTTCAAACCCTGCAAGCTTAGCAATCTTTCCGCTATTCATGGAACGAAAAAGGCTTGACATTGAATGCCACTCGCGCAAAAGTTGGGAGAAGTTGGATGGTCCGGGAAGAGTAAACAGTTCACCCTTTTGGAGCTTCACGGCGGTGATTGCGGTCTTTCCACCCTCTAATACACGATACATTTCGTCACGAACCTCGTCGATGAAACTAGGATATTTGGATGGATTCGAGAGAATCTCAGTAACTAGAGCTACATGATTTTCAGACTTGATATTCTCTTCGCTATGAGCATAGTGACAGTTCTTCTCTCCTCTGGTACAATTAGGGCTCGAACACATCATTTTCTTCTTGATGTCCGTAGGCATTCGGGTGCCGAATACATTAGCCCATAGATTATCGAACAAAGAAGGACACCTGTTCTCGACTACTGGTCGAGATTGTAACGCATCCAGGAAGGGAGAAGCTCCTTGACATAGTGGAACATCAACATCCGCTGAAACTGGTGCTGCTACTGCTACTGCAACTGGTGCTGTCCAAAAATCACGATGAGACCAAGTGCACTTACGATAGTGACAATTTCCCTGTAAATGATGCTGACATGACCTTTCCTTATCAACAGCATGGTAATCTTGACACCATTTCGATCCCTTAGGACATTTGACACCATCAAGTCTAGCTTCGCATCCAATTGACTTCGCACAGAATAGTATCACTTTACCATTACTTACCATTGGTACCAAATTAGCAACAAGATAATCCCGGTCGGAACCTACGATGTTATTGCAGTCCGCGTACGCAGTAGCTATCTCTTTATAAGGATTCTCGGCGACGGGGTGTCTGTGGTTCTTACTACGAGTAGAACTTGAACCACGACGGTTTTGGACAGGCTGAAAGCCTCCGGTAGCGCTACGGGGCGCAAGACCCAAAACATTTTGAGCTGTTTTAGACTCTTTTAAATTAGTGAAAGAAACTGAGTGTCTCGTGAGAGACGGGTGGTTGTCGACCAAAGGTGGCGGCAGCAGTTTGCTTGGGATTATGATTCTCCCTGGGTGATCACCGAGCAGCCTTATGGCACCCCAGCTCACACTTATAGCATGGTTAAGGCAAGGATGCGACTCCTTTGTTAGCCTTAACCATTTGATTTTCGCATCCCCAGCTTTGCAGTTACTGGGTCACTATGTAATAATCTACTTGCAAATAAAAGCAACTTCGACTTTGTAATGTCTTTCGTGAAAGGGCAATCTGCTGTCACCCCTTTTCCCAATTCATACAGCCCGGTTAGTGGTAATTCCGGTTAATTCCGGACAAGAAATGCTTATTAGTACCTAACGCTTTCGCTTCAAACGGTACGTCACTCTTGCTCAATCCAACATGCTAAGAACCATTGTTCTCTAGGACACAACTCAATCTAATTTGATTCGACTTGCAAATACTCCCCTAGGGGATACACTTCTAAAATATATGGAACATACAGTAAGTTAGATTTTCAATTTTTTTACAAAATAATAAAAAATATCAATTAACTTAAATATATGAAATATTATATTAATTATAAAAATAAATATAAATTATTAGAAAATCTTAAAAATAATGTATATTGTAGAATTAAAAAATCAGAAGTTCACGGGGTCGGCGTATTTGCAATTAAAGATATACCTACCGATACTAACCCATTTGAAAATACAATTGGATGTGATGATAAAAAAGTTGTAACATTGAATGAATCTGATATAAAACATTTAAGTAAAGGTGTTAAAAAAATGATAGACAGTTTTTATCATCAATCAGATGGACAATACATAATTCCTATTAAAGGCTTAAATAGTCTTGATGTTTCATATTATTTAAATCATTCAAAAGATCCGAACTTAATCCATTATCAAGATCATAATTGTGGAATGTTTAGTTTCAAGTCATTGAAAGAAATTAAGAAAGGAGACGAATTATTTATAAACTATAATGATTATGACAATTAAATATCTATATTCTTTGATTCATTAATTAGTGTTAACTCACCTTCTTCGCATATCTTTTCAAAATTACCGTGATAATTATTATGCATTAACGCATATTTCTCTTTTATTTTTTCGGCTAACTCGTCCTCGTTTAAATCTTTAAACTCCTCAAAATCTGCATAGCCATTTTCTACCAAGTCTTCAACTACATTCTTCTTATGTTTTATTAACCATTTTTTATCTTGATATATCTTTGCATACTTATCGTGAATATTTGTAATCTTCACATTATGATTTTCAGGATGTTCAGGATGAAAATGTTTTAATTCAATTAATCTAGTTATTGCTGACATTGGGTTTGTTAATAATTTTTTAAACACTTTATCAGTTATATATTTAATATTCTCCGACCCATAATTATTTATTTGTATATTATTCATTGTATTTATATCTCCATTTGCATTATTTATTGTACCATGATTAATATTTGTTTTACTATTTATTAACTTCTCTATCATTATTTTTAACTCTTGATTACTCTCTCTTAATTCTTCATTGCTCTCTCTTAATTCTTTAATAATTATATTATTATCTAAATTATCCTTCTTTTTTCTACAATAATATTTCATATGTTTATATTTTCCTTGTCGAGTAGTAAATGTTTTTTCACAGCATTTGCATTTAAATTTATTATTCGAATATTTATTAAATGTTTCCTTATAATCATCACATATTTTGAAATGTTCATATAATGCTGAACTATTAAAAAAACATTTATTACAATGATGACATTCGCTAAAATCACCTATTTTTATTTCTGGTTCATATGCTTTGATATCATCACCTGGATATTTATTTTTTACTATTGATATTATTTTATTTTTAATCTTTTCTACATCGCCATTAAATATTTCTCTTTTAACATTAAACTCAGATAATCCATCATTTAATTCTTTTTCGATTTCTTTAACATTTCTACATGGAATATAATAATATAACAGAGGTTCATACGTATTTTCACATCGATAATCTTTTAATTGTTGTTCTATATTATTTGATATACCAACTTTATAATAATTATAATTAAGATAATCAATTTGAACAATATAAATATCACCCGCATTTTTATCTTTATATATATCTTTACCTAATTTCATATTTTTGAAATCATATATATTATTAAATTGAATTAACATTTTACAATACTTTTTCATATGTTTTTCTAAATACTCTTTTTTAGCAAATGTTTTATCACAATAAGAGCATTTTAATTTACCATCCTTAATAAAAATTTCATTACAACTGTCCGAACTATTTTCAGATAAATTCATACTTTTTGAACCTACATTTTCATCTTCTTCCAAATCAGTATTGTCTATGCCATAATTTTTAGCTAAATTAGATAAGTTATTAATTGTTAATAACTTGCGTCTTTGTACCTCCTTCACTTTTGGGAGACATATATTTTTTCTCAATAAATGTCGTTTGAACATTGTTTTATTTATAGTGGTATATCCGCATCGCTGACATTGATAATTTACCATGTATTTATATTAATCTATATATTTTTTAAATGATTTTGAGTATTATTTATGTAGTTTATGTGTATTATTTGAGTAATTTTATGTATTTTAGGGTTTACACCTCTAGAGAGAGTGTAAGCTTTTTAGAAAAAATTTATATGAAAAGTATTATTTATAATACACTTAAACTACATATATTAATGTAATATTGTACATTATTTATAAAATAATAAATTAAAATTTTAGTATTTATTAAAGATGTTATTAGGTTTTTCGAATTTAATTCAACTAAGTCGGTACAATATATTAAATTAATAGTTTATAATATATATATATTTATTATAAATATATATATATGAAAACTTTATATCAAGATAAAGATAATTTAGAAAAATTTAATGTTTTATCATTAACAGATTATTTTATTAGTGGCGGTCTTCGCACAAAAAATATTCTAGAATCAAACGTTATTAGTGACAAAATAAAAGATTTTAGTGGTATTTTTACAGATTTATCTGAAATTAAAGAAATAACAACAAATATAAAAGAAATTTATAGTACGTCGAATCATATAATTAAAATTACTCCAATTATTGCAGAGAACCACGCGATGATGTTAATTAATTTTAAAACTAGTAATAGAAATAAATACTATTTTTTTAATACAGGAATGGGTATTGATAACATGCATACATTTTATCCATCTACAGTTGGTGTTATTAATCCTTTTTTATATTTAGAAACAATAGACAAGATTATTCTTCCTCAAAAGTCAATAAAAGAAATATATGAAACATTAACAGCGCTGGGATTTAGACCAGATTATACATTAAATTATAGGGTCGAACAACAATTAGTTGGAAATTGTGGATTTAGAGCAATTATATCTCCAATTATCGTAGCTTTGAAGTTAATTCATAAAAAAAATAATACATTCATTGATAATTATATTAAACTATTTAGATGTTTCATCAATGATTCTTTTATTGGAGCCTTATCAATAAATAATAATTATGAACTTTTAATATTAGATTTTCTTAAAAATAAATATGAAGAAGAATTAAACTTAATATTGATACCAAAAATAATGGATACTTTACAAACATTGACTAAAACTTTGACAATGAAATTAATAAACACAATTGAAAATAAAATTCAAACATTTCAAGGTATTAGTAAATTACAAATTGGAGGTTCTGCACCATTACCTGTTAACCCCATAGTCCCTTTTGAAAAAAATATAAATTTATATGATATTTTAAAAACTAATGATATTTTTGCTAAGAAACAAGATATTAGTTCTATTGAGTTTATTAATAAAATAAATAGTAACATCTATACTCAATTAGGTAAGTTTGATTTATCATTAACTTTAAACGACAAATTTTTTTTGAAATCAGATAATTATTTGCCATTTTTTGGATATTTTAATAATTTTAAATGTGAAAATTTAGAAGAATTAGAAAAGTATGAAAGTACCATTACTGGTATATATAAAAAGTATGTATTTCCTTATGTTCTTGATATCTCGGATAACCTAACAAATTTTGAGTTTGATATTATATACGATAAAAAGGTAGATATCAAAGAGTTTAGTACTGAAATAGAAACTATATCAGAATTAACTAATTCATTAAACGTGGAAGATTTTAAAAAAGGAATTCCTTTCGAAGATACAGAAAATATAACTGTTAAATTTGATGCTATAGATTTTAAAACAAATAATGACAAGTTGAAAAACTTATTAGGATTTATAGCCAATAAAGACCCTATTCAGTTATCTCAAACTTACAAGCTATCAAACATTTTAAGTATAAATAACTATATTAATATGATAATAGTTAATTATAGGGGTGACCAAATTAATTTTAATTTAGATAGTTTAGATAGTTTACATAGGTTACCAGATTTAGTTACCAATTTAAAAGAATTACATGAAATATTAAAAGATGTGGAATTTGGTATTGATTCAGACCTTTCATATAATAAATCCGACGGATTACATATTAATTTATCTGAACAATATAGAACTTATTTAAGTGAATTAACAAGTGTGCTTCGTAATGAGTTTAATATATCTGATCAAATAATAAAGTTACGTGATATTTTAACCAAGAATACAATTAAAGATTACGATTATCATCCTTTTTTAAAAGAGATAATAAAACTTGAGGATATTATAAAATCAGACAAATATAATACTATTATCGACTTTACAAGTTTAGATATTAGTAACGCATTTAGAAAAGTTATTACATTAAACACCGTCGAAGAATTATCAACCGATAATATATATACGAGTGTATTTTTTACAAACGGTTCGACCGTTAGTATTGAGAAAATAAAAGCTAAAGCTAAAACCGTATTAAATATTAATGTTGATACAGTAGATGAAGACAACCTAATAAAAGAATATTGGAATGATTTTAATAAATTTAAGTATTTAACTAAAAAAGAAAGTAGAAGAGAAGTTTTAACAAAAATAAAACTGTATTGGGACGAATTTAATAACTTAATTGAAAGCATAAAACGTAAATTATCCAATACAGATTTAATAGCCATCATGAACAAAGAAATTAAAGAGTATGCTATCCCATTATATAAAGACAATATATTAGATTTTCAGAGCAAGAGTTGGATAAAGGAATATAAACCCAAAAAGACAAACACATATACTTCTAAATTTAAATTATTGATAACACCTTATTTAAAATGTATCAAGCCTATAATAGAAGAAGCATTAACCTATTATATTAATACAATTACTTCTTTCCACAACAGGTTATCTGATATTAATAATAAGGTTACCAAATATAACATAGATATTGAAAACAAAGATATAATTTATGATTTGAGTAATGCTAACACTGATTTAAGTAACATGAAAGAATTTAGAACATCCCTTAAAGATATTATACAGATTGATGATTTAAATAAATTATTTTTAAATGCAATTGAAAAAAATATTTTTATTAGAGAAAGACAAATAATAAGTAAATATATTTATCATAAATATCTAATATTTGCTAAAACAAATAATTTTTATATTAAAATAAAAAATATTTTACCTCTACTTGAAGAACAAGGTTTATTTTTATGTGCAAAAGTAGATGATATTTACAAATATGAGAACGAAACTTATAATTATCAATTAATGAAAACTAATGAATATAGTACTTTTAATAAAAAATTATTAGAAGATAATATTTTAGATTATATTGAAAGGGTTAATGGACCTAATAATATAATAAATTTAAGTAATTATAAAAAATTATTAATTAATCCAATAAAATTCGATAAATTAAATTTAAATTTTGAATGTAAGAACAACCTATTTAACAATATTTATAATATTTATATAAAATATGTAGATGATATTGAATTCGAATATTCTACGTGTATTGATGATAATTTTGATTTAATTCCTGTAGATTCATCAGGTATATTATATAATTTTATTAATGATAGAAATGAAATTTTATCTGAATGTAAGAAGTTTAACTATTCAATAAATAGTAAATCAGTAAAAAACTTTTTTACTTCTTTATTTGATATAAACCAAATAGTGAGTAAAATGAATGAAATATCTAAAACAGATAGTGAAAATAGGTTAAATAAATGGTATTATGGAGCGTATCTGATATTAAAAATATTTTATTGGTCTCAATATGATACCACATTTGCTAATTTTACTGAAGACAAGGATGATGATGATGATATTAAAAGTGGTAAATTAATTTTCAAAGAAATAAATAATCATATAAAAGAGAAAGATGTAGGACAATTTACTATCAAATCTAAGGTACAAATATTAGATAATCTAAAATATGAAATTACAAGAATACTAAAAAAAGGCCGGTATGGTAATAGTGATAAATTTTCTACAAATTTAATTTCAATAAATGAGTTAATAGATAAGAGTAATAAATTAAGAAATCCATTAAATATTTTAAATGATAAACTAACAGAAAATATTTTATTTAGTATTGGAGAGAAAGAATATGTATATGAAGAAATAAAATTAGTAATAGATAAAGAAACATATGAAATTAAATTAGATGATAAAAAAATTTTAATGGAAATAAATGGTATTAATACCCTAAATTTACCTTTTTTAATTTTAGAAAAGAAAACTTCCAATGAAAAGAATACTTTCTATCAAACGAATTATTTTAATAGGTTACGCATTTCATATGATACAAATTTAATTTTATATGGGCATAATAATAATGAATATGTATTAGAATCAGCATCTACGTTACATTATAATTTTAAAAATTTTGATGCTACAATTTTTAGAAATTTATCTAATGAAGATAATATTATAATTCTAAAAGGGAAAACATATGATAAAAATTATTATGATGATAACATATTTTATATTTTTGAAATTATAGGAGATGATCATTATATATTTATTAATAATAAATGGGAAAAAACACAAGTTAATTTTAACGAAATGAGTTTTAAATTAAATAATTATGAATATATAATTCCAACTTATAGATTTGATATTAATTTAAAAAATGGTATATTATCTAAAAATTTTACAAAAGAAACTACTATTGAAGTCCAATATTATAAAAATCTTTTAATAGAGAAAAAACAAATATTATATAAAAAAATTAATAAAAATATAATTTTAAATTTGGATTACAATAATGATTACAATAAAGAACTAATAATATTTTATTATCTTAATGCTTTTGAATATTCAAATATAACGCTAATATATGAAATTGTAAAAGAGATTATAATAAATTTTCCTATTTTAAAAGACACAATAATTAAGAAAGAATTGCACAAGTTTGGATTATTTGGATATTTATTTGAAACGATTATTGAAAATAATGGAAATTTTTATGTACTATTGAATAATTTTAATAAAAAATTTAAATTATTTATTTCCAATAGTTTTAATCTTATAGATAATAATAAAATCGAGGAACTTAAAATTAACCCATTAAGTAAATTACCAATTAATAATTATAGCAAATTTATAAAAATTAAATTTTCTGATTTAAACAAATTAATTATCAGTAGTGGATTTGACAAAATTGACCAAATTGGCCTGTTACCCGAAATAATAGGTAGTGAAAAATATAATGCCAAAATAAATAGCTGGATTAGTGATAAATATAATAAAATGTTACAAGTTACTGATAAAGCCACTATAAAGAGTCTAATTGAAGATAAAATAATAGAATTAACAAAAATTTTAAATGGTGAGTTAGAATTTAATAATAGTACAAGAAAATATACCGAAAATGATTTATTAGGATTTAATACGAATATGGATGAATCAATAATTTATATGTTAATTAAAAATAGAATTAATTTACTAGAAAAATATAAACATTCTAATTTTGATGATATATTAAATTATCAAGATATTTTTTTACATTCTGGATATATTGAAAATGCAGAGAGTTTATCAGATAGTAATACTGTTGAAATTAATTCTTTGTTTATTGCATTTGAATATTTTTCTAAAAAAATTATTAGGAAAGAACAGTTTACTACAATTAAATCTATGTTTGGAAATTTATCTACAGAAGTAAATTGTCATAAAATTTATCAATTAATTATGGGTGCAGGCAAATCATCTGTTATAATCCCATTATCGTGTTTAATATTAAACAGTTTAAAATATATTCCAGTTATTATTCAACCACCTCATCTCATAAATCAAATGATCGAAACTCTATTAGTTTTAACTGATTTTGGTTTAGTTATTGATAATACTAGTTTAAAATTTAATGATAATGACGATATTTTTAGCTTATCAGTAAAAGATAGACTAAGATCAGGAGTTATATATGTTACTTCAGATGTTTTTTTAAAAAGATACAGAATAGAATTAGTTAAAAATAAATTATATGATAGAATGGAATATGAAAAAGAAATTTGGAATAAAACATTTTTGTTATTTGACGAAGTTGATGAAATTTCTGACCCTTATAAATGCGAATATATTACTCAATTGGATAATAAAATAGATAGTATGTTTGAAAAAATTTCTATACCAGATTTAATAGATGTATATTCAGAATTTATAAAACATTATTTATTAAAAGATAAAATTGGTGATTTAAAAGACATATTACAAAATTATAAAACGATAGAATGGGACTATTTATTAAAATTAAATTCAAATTTAAGTAATTTACAAGAACTTGAAAAGAGTAGTAATCTAGATTTTAATAATAAAAAAATAGTAATACTTTATCAATTAGTAACAATAATAATTCCTTCATGTAATTCATTAAAATTTAATTTAAATTATGGGTTTGGAGATGAAACAATTATACCGTCAAGTAAATATATTGTCTTACCATTTAAAAAACTTAATACTCCAGATTATGGATCAGAATATAGTGATGTAAGAATAGCTATATTTTTAACATTGTTAGGATTGCTAAAAGAAAATATAATTAGGAAAGAATATTACGAAGAATTATTCTATAAATATCAACTTATTTTTAGCCAAGTTAGTAAAGAAATTTGGGATAGTGGATATTTAGATAGTTATAATAAATTTATGAAATTTGTTAATAAAGAACAAAATATAGAACCACTTTTTAATTTAAAACTAAATAATATAAGTGATAGCATCGGATCTTTTACATTGACTGATAAATTTGATTTTATATTGAATAATCTTATTATTGAAGAAATTAAAAATAAAATAATTTTTTTTGAAAGGAGAATATCAACAAGTTTTAGTGATATAATTAGTTCCAATTTTAGTAGTAATAGAACTGGATTTTCAGGGACACCGTACTTTGATTTACCATGCGATTATAATAATTATAAATTTATGAAAAAAGTACCTATTAAAAGAGATATTGATGAAGGGATGATAAATTATTCCATATTAAACTCAGCATATTCGGTAACTAATTATGTTAATATAGATAGTATTATAAAGGAATCAGTAAAATATGATTGTATTATAGATGTTGGTGCATATTTTACAGGAGATGATATATATAGATTATTAGATAGTATTTCAAAAGTAAAAAATGTTTTATATTTTGATAATAATGATAATTTAGTTAGTTATAACTCTAATACTCATGATAAAGATTTTACATTTTTTGATCAAAAACATACTGTGGGCACTGATGTTTCTTTGAAGAGTGATGCAAGTGGTTTAGTAACTATTGATAATCGTAATGGATTAAGAGATGTAGCTCAAGGTGCATTTAGACTTAGGAAGTTGTTATACGGACAAACAGTTAATTATATAAATAATTTTGAGGTTACAGATAACCAAGTATTATTTAATATTTTATATAAGAGAGAAGTTGATATTATGAAAAAGAAAAATGAATTACAAAAAATACAAAATACTAAAAGTATTGCTAGAGATTTATTTTTAAATAAACAAATATATTCTTTAATTTATAGCGAAGATAGCATATATTGTAACAGTTGGTTTGATATAAAAGCAATTATTCCTTACCCAAAATCAATTCAAGATATGAGTAATACTATTAATGATTACATAATTAAAGATATTGTAGAACTACAAGGTTATATAGAATCATTCAATATAAATATTTCTAATCTTAAAAATATAAACATAAGCCAAAATATTTTGTCAACACAACAACAGCAGCAGCAGCAACAACAACAACAACAACAACAACAGCAACAACAACAGCAACAGCAAATTAGCAATAGACCTGATAATATGGAAAACTATTCATTACAAACTAAATTTTATTCACAATCATTTGATAGTGATAAGAATCAGATACTATCTGATGAGAATACTTTACGTATAAGAGAACAAATTTACATTAGAAATAATTCAATAAATAAATTTTACTTCAAATTAAAAGGAACAGTTACAAGTCAACGTGTAATCAAATCTAACAAAATAGATATCCCTATAGAATATCCTGTAATTTTAAATAATTCATATAAATATTTTATTATGACACCTATAGAATCACTTAATTATTTTTCACAAAATAATTTTACACCAAATTATAACACAGAAATAATAAATAAACTATTACAGTATCGTATTGTTAAAAATGTAGCAGTACATTTTATTAAAGATTTTGTTATGAAAACTACCGAAAAATTATATAGAATTATAATACCTAATTTTATTTTTTATAAACAACGTAATTTATTAAATATTGAGTCAAAATATATAATGTATCTAATATCTAAAATTAAAGGTATTAAGTTCGAAGAATTTACACCTGATAACCTTGCTGAAAATAAATCTTTTTTCCAAATTATCAAAATATTTAAAGAAAATAATGAGTTAGATTTAGATAAATATAATACAGATGTAGTTACAAGTAAACCCGACGATATGTCGACTATTATTACAGACTTAACAAATTTTGTTGATACTGCATCGGTGTAAAATGGAACTAAAATTATTGAATATAATAAATATTAAAGTAATAATTATAATTCATAAATATGGATAATGTAGGATGGTTATATTGCTTGTCAAATCCATCAATGCCAGGATTACTTAAATTAGGTCAAACAAAGAGAAACAAAATAAGCGAATAAGATAAACAACAAATTATTGAAGCATATAATGTTTTACATCCATATAATGTTTTACATCCATATAATGTTTTACATACACAAGAAAGACTGTTATATGAAATGGTAGGAATTTAGAAATGTTCATATGATAGTTTTAGCTGCTATTAACCAAAATGATATGTTTTATATCTTGTTGTGCAGAGACTAAAAAATAATCGGGAAATAGTTTTAGCTGTTGTTAAACAAACTAATATGACTTCTTTGGAACTTAGAAATGATCCAGAAATCATAGCACAATTAGATATATTATAATTCATACTTTGGGAAATATTATATTATTTTAGTAACTGTTTATTTAGTTTAATAAATTTAACAATTATTTTATAAATTAAAATTTGAATATGCTTTGAATTAATTAGTTTATTATTTTTACATAAAAAATTATTATATAAAAAATGAGTAGGATCTATTTCTAGTTCATTAATATACAACCTAATCCATTTTTTAGAATTTTTCAAATAAATTGAATGTTTATCTAAGAAATGTTTTTCTTCAGCCCAAGATATATCTAACCTAAAAACAATAGGATGTTTCATTTGATTTTTCCAAAACATTTTTATAAAATCTTTATATACAACACTTGCAAAATCAATAATATTTCTTGCAATTTCTAAATCAATATTGTTAGATATATATTGTAACTCTTCTAAATCTGTATTGAGTAATCCTTCTACTGTATTATCATTATTATTCATTTTGTAATCAAGAGTATTAGATTTTAATAAATCATCTATACATATGTTAGGATAGTCATCTCCCCATGACATATACATAGGGACTCCATCTATAAAAAAAATTCTATATTCTCCTAAATTATTTTTATTAATTATTTCATTATATCCTTGTATAATATACGTTCTATTAATACCATGTTCCCATGGTAATGCATGATCTTGAATACCAAATGATTTCTTCTTTTCTAATTTTAAAATCGAATTAATAAATTCTTTTTTATCATTTACTATATTTTTATCTAAAAATTGTATTTGAATACTACTATAACTATATCCTTTTTTAATTACAATCTTATTAAATTTTTTTAATAATTTATCACATATAAATTTAAATTTCTTCACTATAAATAAAAAATCATTTTCTGTAAAATTTTTAACTTCTATAATTTCAGTATGTGGTAGTACCGAATAATACATATTATCTTTTAATATCTTGTAATATTTTTTACTTGCAAATAAATCTGTATTTTCTATTCCTGGATAAAATACAATATTATTTCTATCTCTTAAATTAATTAAATATTTATACATATTATCTAATGTAACACCAGTAATCCACGAATCCGATAAAATATCTTGAAATAAAAAAATATATTTAATTTTATTTTTTTCTGATTTTTTTAAGTAATTGTAGAATTTGGATGGGTTATTAAATATAATAACTTCATACTCCTTCATATTTTCTAATAAAGTCAATAATATATTTGATTCAACTATATCATCCTTTTTATCTTCATACCAAAATTGTTCGGCTAAAATTAATATTTTAGATTTGTCAAGACTTTTATTAAGAATATTATCACAATTTGTATATAGTTCTTCATTTCTATACAATTTATAATATATTAAATATAAAATTAAAGTAAATAAAAGTATGGTTTTTTTCATTATAAGTATTTATAAAATTAATTTTTGATTTCTACTTTTTGAATATTATATGGTTTAAGTGTATTATATGAATCTAAAATAATTGAGTAATAAGTATTAAAGTAATAATTATAATTCATAAATATGGATAATGTAGGATGGTTATATTGCTTGTCAAATCCAGCAATGCCAGGATTACTTAAAATAGGTCAAACAAAGAATGAACCAAAAATTAGAGCAACTCAATTACAAACAACTGGTGTGCCATTACCTTTTAAAATTGAATTTGCTAAATTAGTAAAAGATTATATAAAAAAAGAAGGAATTTTATTAAGTCTACTAGAACAATATTCTAATAGAATTAACCCAAAAAGAGAATTTTATAAAATTTCAAAAGAAGAAATATTTGCTTTTTTTGAATTAATAGATGGTACATATTTAACAGATAAAGATATTGATATTGAAGAAAATGATGAATATTCAGACGATGAAGAACAAATAGCTGAAGAACCAGAAAGAAAAATTAGAAATATGATAGATTATTTTACTGATGGTATGAAAATTCGACATAAAATTGGTATCACTAATATATGGATAGGCAAATATGATAAACTATCTAATACAATCAAATATAATAATGACCAATACTCTACATTAAATAAATTTAAATGGGCACACTATATACATTATAGCCCAGAATTAAAAGGGAAAAAAGATTCATATGGTAGTGCTTGGAAAGTGTGTGAATATGAAAAACAAAATGATTGGTTTTCAACATATGAATTAATTAATAAAAATAAAGCTGTCTAAAAGAAAATAATATATTTATTTACACAAATATTATAGATAAAGTAAAATAGTTATAATTTAAACTATTGGATATGAAGGCTGCATTGCAATTCCACAAATACCTTTGGATGATTCACTATCAGACCTACCTATCTTGATATAACCATCTTCACCCCAGGTGTCACCCCAACTATTCTTTACTAACCAATATGGTGTATCATCTTCTGTTCCATATCCTACAACTAGAACACCATGGTCAAGATTAGTACCACACGAGTCAGAAGTCAATACTCCAGAAGAATATAGTTGAAATGTTTTAGTGTCAGCCTCGATTGCTACAGAAACAGGTTGTTTTGAGACAGCTTCTTTCAAAGCTAATTCATTATTAACGATAACATCTGCACAATCACTAATTTTAACAATTGGTGTACAATCTGTGGAAACACATGTATCATCAGAAGCAGTATATGGATAATCACTTTCGCTGCATAACCCATTATCGATTACATAATGGAAGGCATTATCCATTAATCCTCCATTGCATCCCATATTGCCATATCTCTTAGAACAATCTACTAACTCTTGTTCTGAAAGACTTGCTAATTTTCCATTAGTAATAGCATTTGCACCTTCGATAGCACCTGTTGCTGAAAAACTCCAACAAGAACCGCATTGTCCTTGGTTTTTAACAGGTGTAACTGCATCTAGAGTTACCCAATTCTTTTCTTTTGGAACTTCCTCTCCGGTATATGTCATTGTTTTACATTTATTTCCAATTAAATTTTTATATTCAAATTGAAAATTCTTGCTAAACTCTTCTGTACTTTGATCAGTAAATTGATTAAATCCTAGAGTATAATTTCTATCTTCTGTCTTGATATTCTTAAAGATAATTTCAACATTATCTTTGAAATTATTAAAACGTTGTGTGTACTCTTCTACACTATACTGTTTTCCATATTCATTTTGATATTGATGGAAGAGATACGGGTGATTTATATCTAGAATAGATATAAAACTTATAAGCGCTAACGTTAACAAACTATGCATTATAATATGAATATTCTTCTCAAATAGTATTGTATTCAATTTTTTTACGACATTAAAAATCTTTGGAAGATTTACTCGAATAGATGTTATTATTTTGTCTGTCTCAATATTACACCGCTTCACAATATATGGTTCTTTATGTTTATTTTATACAGATTAATTTTACGATATTTTTAATATGGAAGACACTTGATTATTTATCAAACTATCTCATTTACTGCAATATTAGATTTATTGGCGCTACTACTAGAAAATGTTTGTAGAAATCATAATATTATAACTTCATATCCGTAACACAGAGTCCACAAGTTGTTTTTAATATAACTAGTCGGCGTTTTAAATAATTTAAAATACAAGTGTTAATCCAAAGTTGAAAATGAAAATTTTATATCTTCTTTTAAATAATTCATCATTGTTTCTGCATTAGATACTTCAAATGGATCTGCATTTGAATTTTGTACCATGGGTTGTTCAATAAATACTTTCTTAACAACACCGTCAATTACTAAAGCAGAATATCGCCAACTTCTTTCACCAAATCCTCTTTCAGAATCCCATGTACAACTCATACCAATATTTCTAGTAAAATGACATGCTCCGTCTGGAACAAGTTTAACCCTTGTAAATCCAAGTGATCCAGGTGTTGTGTCTTCTTCCAATCCTTGGTCTATACCCCATTTTCTCATGACAAAAGCATCATTTACAGATAAACAATAAATTTCATCGATACCCATACTTTTAAATACATCATAATATTTCTCATAACCAGGTAAATGTGAGGAAGAACATGTTGGTGTAAATGCACCAGGTAGAGAGAAAAGAATACATTTTTTTCCCTTGAAGTAATCATCCGTTTTAAGATCTTTCCAATCAAATGGATTTTCACTATCATTGTCTACCCTTACTCTGGTCTTGAAAGTAACATCAGGTAGTATCATATTTTCACAAATTTGACTCATTAAAATTAATATTTAACAATTCTTTAAGCGAGGTAGCTATTAGATTATTTAACTATATAAAAAATTATTACTAATAATATATAATGTCTCTAACCGACGAGAATTCGGAAAAATTAGATAAAATTAATGATTCTTTAGATATACTATTTAATAGTTTTAAAAATGGTATTCCAAAAAAAAATATATTTACTAGAAGTGAATATATTGATATATATACTTATTCTTATAATATTTGTATTATAAAATCTGATACATTCACTTTTCCAGAAATTATATATAATAATTATCAATTAAAATTAAAAGAGTATCTAAAGATGGCTTATGATAATATTATTAAACAAGAAAATATAGTTGATTCTATAGTGTATGAATATGAAAAGTTTCAACTAGTTAATAAATGGATGACACTAATTTTTAAATATTTGGATAGACACTATATTAGAATTAAAAACCTTTTACCATTAGAACAGAATGGTAACCAAATGTTTTATAATAATGTTTTCTTACCAACATTTGATTCAAAAAATTATTCCGGTTTAAATTACTTGCTAAATAAAATAAATAATTATCGCATGCTAAATGATATTAATGAAAAAAAAATAATTGATACCTATTTAAAATTAATACTATATCATGATGATTCTTATCAAATATTTAGTAAAAACTTTATTTTAAATACAACGACATTTTATAGTAATTTGGTTAAAATAAATAATGCAATAAAAGATTATATTGATAAATGCGAAAATATAATTAAATTTGAGAATGATAATATATTTCTAATAAAACATGAAACAATTGATAGACTATTATTAGAATTATATCAAGTTCTAATATATAATTACTCAGATGATATATTATCAGATCACACTCATGGAATTCTAAATTTAATAAGAAAGGATGATTATAAAAATATATCTCAAATATATAGATTATTATTAAATAATTGTAATTTACTAAATGTTATTAATACAATATTTGATAAAAATATAAATAATTCATTATCTAAAATTATTAATGAATTACAATCTGAAAATAAAATTAACTATAGAAAATTAATTGAAGATACAATTGATGTTTATGACAAGCATAACTATATTATTAGCGAATGTTTTAATGATAATAGTATATACAGATTTACATTATCTCAACAATTAAGTCAATATTTTGATATAACAATTAAAAATGAAATAAATTACTTTTATTTAATTTTATTCATTAATGACCTTATTCTTGATGAAAAATTAGATAAAGAATTAATAAATCATAAAATTAATAAATCTATTATATTATTTAAATTTATTAACGAGAAGGATATGTTTATAGAAAAATATCAATATTATTTATCAAGTAGACTATTGTCTTCTAACTCTAAAGATATTGATTTGGAAAAATATGTTGTATCTCAAATAAGATTGGAATGCGGGTACTCATTTGTTAGTAAACTTGAATTAATGTTAACAGACTATACCATGTTATCAGAAAGAAATAATAATTTTAATGATTATATAAAAAATAATAATATTGATATATCGCATAATTTTTCCACAAGTGTTATAACACATGGATTATGGCCTACTTTTAGAAATGATAAATTAATTCTTCCAAAAGAAATGGAAGATTCCATTAATATATATTCAACATATTATAATAAAATAAATCCGTCTCACAAGTTGACTTTTATATATCAAAACAATATTGTTCAATTAAACAGAATTTTTAATGATACTCGATATATAATTGATTGTAATATTTATCAAGCTTTAGTTTTATTATTATTTAATTCTAATAATGGTATTCAATATCATGTTATTTTAAAAAATACTGGAATAGATGAAGATATTATAAAAAAAATATTACATTCTTTAACATGTACTAAATATAAATTATTAAAGAAATCGAATAATGATAATGTTATTTCTTCAAATGAAACATTTTATATTAATGATGATTTTAAACATGATATTAAGAGAATTAAATTATCATGTCCCAGCTTGGATATAAAAAATAATGTAAAAGAAAATAAAGTTAACATTGATAGAGTACAATTAATTGATTCAGTTATAGTTAGACTTCTTAAATCTAGAAAAACATTAGAACATAATATACTTATTTCTGAAATACACTCACATATTAAACATTTTTCACCAGACATAGTAATGATTAAACATAGAATAGAATCACTTATTGAAAGAGAATATATTGAAAGAGAATATATTGAAAGAACAGATATAAATTGTTATAATTATGTAGCGTAATTTTTACACCTTTTAACATTTAAAACGCCGACTTAGTCAGCATAAAAAATAAAAAAGGTTTGAGGTATTACCCTCCATTAAAAACAACTGATGGATCCCGGTTTACCTCTTCAAAAGAAAAGTCAGGATCTGAAGTTCTGCAAAATTTTTCGGGTCGTATTTTTGATTGTATCCAACTATTCGATATATGTAACATATTCATACAAGCGTTCATATCTCGGTTCATAAATGTAGTATTTTTGCTTTCTGAGCCACTACTTTTACAACCACGACATACTAATACCCTATGAAGATTATTGTAATGTTCTAATTCACAATTACATTTGCTACATAATTTCGATGTTCTAAATTCATCTACTAATACGACATTAAATTTCTTTTCAACTGTTCTTCTTAAACCAATACCTTTTGTTGGCATTATATATTTCATCTGTTTATTATTGCTCCAGTTACCATAACACAATAATAAATTTTCCTTTTTTCCATAAGTTTCTTCAATGCGATTTAAGAATTTATCTTCACTTTTTCGTCCATAAATCCAAGTTCTCCATTTTAATTTTCTGTAAAGTTCATTTTCATAAAATCCTCTAACTTTATCATTCAATTTTGTTTTTTCTTTTATATATTCTTTGAATTCATTATAATTAACTGATTTACAATTATAAGATGATAATTTGGTTTCTTCATCAATAATTTGATTTTTCTGTTTTTCTCGTAAAATAATTTTATTACATCGTTTTCTTAAACTTTTTCAAGGAAGTTATAATAGAACCAAGAAATATATACCAAAGAAATCAAGAGAAAAAACTTTGAAAATCTATAAATAAATCGGCGTTTTAAATGTTAAAAGGTGTAAATAATATAATTATTAAATATAATATTATTTATAATCTTTTTAATTTATCCAAATCTGATTTATTAATACATGTACTGCCTAAACATAGTTGGTCCGCGTCGATTGCACCACTTACTTTCACTTTATTTTCTGAATTGTTTATTCGTAGTCTTTCGGTTAAACCAAATGCAGATTCATCAGAATAACCAGAACGAAAAATAATATCACTCTTATCTTTACTATCTTTATGAATAGCCCCAACTATCTTTTTATCCTTATTATAAAAGATAAGCCCCTTGTTAATTTCTTTTTGTTCGGAATCAATTTCAGGATAGAATATTAAATTATTCTGTAAACTAATATTTGAATAAACACCTAATGCATCATTTGCAAAATCGACATCTAACATTGTTGTTAAACTTTTATCCTTATTTTCTCTACTCAGTGTTAATTTATTACCCACATAACTCAAGTTCACATGGTCCGAATCCTTGTCATGAAATCTTAAAGTATTAAAAGATGCAGTTGCATTATCCATATGTTCTATTATCTTTTCTTTTCTTGGAACAATTAATTTTTCTTTCTTTGGAATAGAACTAATATATTTTCCATTTATTGTATACATTATGATATGTTAGATTTTTTTGCTTTACGAAATATTTATACTATTATATAATAAATTAAAATCTAAAATTTTTATCTACACTGCTAGCCCATTCAAATCTCGATAATAATGAACTTGTAAATAATTTTTCTTGTGGAATGTTAAATCTGTTAATAAATGAAAAAATAATTCTAGGGTCAATATAATTCATTTTAGATGTACCTAATGATACATTTTTCATTTTTAACTTGT